CAGACACCTAACCATTTAATAGTTAAGGGAGGATAAAACCTCCCTATTTTGGAGAATAAAAGTGGCTAACACTAAAGATTATATTGTGACAATGAAAGGTTGTTGTTTAAAAGGCATTAAAGAGGAAGAGGTTGGCGCAAAAGTCAAGCTTACTGATGCTAAAGCTAAAGCAATGTCAGGCAAGGTTGAACTGTTAAAGGGTTATCAAAAGTCCACCCCATCAGAGCAAGAGTTGATTAAGGCTAACGCCAAGCTTTTGAAGCGTGTCGAGCAGCTTGAAAGCTTAGGTAAGTCTGATGAAGAATTGGATAAGCTCACGGCGGATAGTGAGGCTTTGAAAGCTCAAGGAGAAGTCCTTGCAGGCGAAAACACCAAACTGGCTAAGCAGATTGAAGAATTGACCGCCCAGCTAGATGAGGCCACAAAGCCCACTGAAAAGGGTAAGTAATGGCCAATCGCGTTACAGATCCAGAAGTCAAAGCAATTAAAAAGGTTACAATCGATACAACACCATTTATCGATGCAGCCAATTTAATTGTTAGCGACATTAATTCAAAATGTAATAAGTCTTTTGATGAAGCGCGACTTACACAGATTGAATTATTCCTGTCAGCGCATTTTGTGAGCGCTTTTAAAGCTTCGGTATCAAGTGAAAAGTTTGAAAACGCTGCCAATACTTATCAAGTCGGCTCAAATTCTTTATCTGGTGTAATGTCCGATAAAAATGGTCAACTAGCTAATATGTTGTCTGAAGGATGTTTGGCTGAATTTGATAAGTCGCCAGCAACGGTTGATTTTCTATGAGTTCATTTGACCTAGATCAAGAAGTTACATTCTGGATACCTTTGGCAAACAACGGTACAGGCGGTAAAACTTGGGTTGCCGGAGTTAAAGCGGATGCAAGGATAGCGCCGACGAGCGACATTGTATTTACGGCAGAAGGTAAAGAAATTCGAGCCAATAAAGCGGTTTATACACGCGTTGATTTACCAGAAGGCGCTTACGTGATTGAAGGTGATAATGCTTTGGTAGCTGAGCCGGTTGATGGCGCTCAGCAAGTGATTAAAGGTTCTAGTAATTCAACTATGACTGATATGTTTAGAGCGTTATTGCAATGATTAAGATTAGAGGCAAAAGAGAAGTTTTAAAAAATCTTAATCAATCGATTAAAAAGATTGAAAGTAATACCGCTAAAGGAATGTTGGCGGCTGGATTATTTGTCGAAGGAGAATCAAATGAAAATGCCCCACAAGATCTAGGGGCGTTAATTGGATCATCTTTTACTTCTGGCCCTGCGGTAATTGCTAAAAGAATCATTGTTAGAATTGGGTATCTTATTGGATATGCACCTTTTGTGCATGAAATGCCAGAAAGCAACAATTTCAGTAAGCCTGGTACTGGACCAAAGTTTTTATTTAACGCAGTGACCAAAAATACTAAAAAGATATTAGAAATAATTAGATCGAGGGCAAAGTTTTGAATGCTGTTAGTTTTGATATAATGACGTTATTAGATGGTAACGCGCTAGGGGTAATCGGTACTGATTTGGGCGCTATGGCATGGCTTGAAGGCAAAGATAATCAGGTTATCGTATTAGATACAGGCAGTATCGATAGAGATTTAGCACTGCAATCTGAACAGCCTACTTTCCAGATTTTGTCAAGGGGCAAGAAAAGCGAAGATATGCAGATTGCACACGATACATTAAGGGCAATACACGAATTTTTATTACCGTTAGGAACGACAATAATTAACGGTGACGATTATTTAAGTTTTTTTCCTGTTAGTGCACCGACAGGAATAGGGCGAGACGACAAAGATAGGGCGGTGTTTACTGCTAATTATTCAACTTTTAGAAACCCGCTATAGGAGACAATCAAATGTCAGCAAATAACCTACAGGGCCGCACATTACTACTTGAAATCTTCGACGGTGGAGTTTTTAAGGAAATAGGCGGCATTAATACAAAAGAATTCACGCGAGACAATCCAGTATCGGATGTTACCAGTCAATCAACCACAGGCAACGAAACAGAAGCTTGTTATGTTGGTTACTCGACAGTTACGCTATCTGGTTCGGGTGTGGTCGATAAGCGCGTAAGTGGCACTTTGATTGCTTACAAAACATTAGCGACTATTGCTAATTCAAGTGACCCGACGGCTCGTTTTCGTTTAAGTGATGAATTAGAAAGCCATGACGGTACTTTTAATATTACATCATTTGGCAAAACAGCAGATGAACAGGATATTGTGAACTTCTCAATTAGCTTACAGAATTCTGGCGTAGTAACTTATTCATAGGAGAAAATCATGGCTTTACTAACAGTTCAAAAAGTTACTAAATCGACTGCGGGATTATCTCTTGTGGCGGCTGCGGCGGGTGGCGATACATTCCCTAATGCTGACGGTGTTTTTATTCAGGCCGATAAATCAAGCGTAGGGGATACAACTCTTACAATTGTAGCGGTGACTGATCCGTTAATTACAGCAGAAGCGGGCAGTTTGGTTGTTCCTAATATTGTGATCACTGTTCCGGCTCAAGGTAATATTTTGTTTAGCGTTCCACCTTCACATACTTCGGTTGGGATTGTGACAATGACTTATGATTCTGAGACAGATTTAACTATCGCAGCAGCGGTTGTGGCTCAGTAATGGCAAACAACCGAAAGCTAGGATTAGAAGAGGTTATTGTTGATAAAGACTTGTATTTGTTTAAAGCAGACTTTAAGTTTTTGCAAGGCCTCAAAGAAAACAGCAACATTGACCCAATGAAAATGTATGAGTCATTTTCTGCGGGAGATTGCGACTTAGATTTAGTTGTTGATATTCTGAGCTTTAGTGTTATCTCAATTAATAAAAAACCTGTAAACAATACTAAAGAAATGGCCGAGGACCTAATTAGTCGATTCGGCCTACAAGAATGCTGGTATTTGTGTTTCAGATTGTTGAGTGATGCAATGATCGGCGATGTAAAAAAGTCAGGGCTTCGAATGGACGAAAAGATCCAGAAGCTAAAAGGGTTGAACAATTCCCTATTGACGAATTTGAAAGAACGGCCATTTTTATGGGTATATCAAGTCTGGATTTTTGGCGCATGTCTATGGGTCAGTTTCAATCGTATAAGTCAGCTTTTTACTTAAAGAATGGCTTAGACGATAAAGGTCGAAGTCCTAGCGAAATGACCCTGGATAAATTAGATGAATTAAAAGAACGTATAAAGGCAAAGAAAAATGGCGCTGAAACTCGGTGAATTAACAGTAGACATAGGTGCCGATACTTCCGACTTAAAGAAGGCTGGTAAAGAAGTAGACCGAACCGCCGGTAGCATGGAGAAATCCTTCAAGCGTGTCGGCTCTGCCATTGTCGCAGCCTTATCCTTTCAGGCCGTTAAATCTGTAATATTACTCGCTGATAGTATGAATCTTCTCGATTCCCGTATTAGAGGATTAACCAAGAGTGCCAAAGGTTTCAGAGAAATACGAGAGGGGATAAGAGGTGTAGCAAAAGAGACTGGCGGTTCTATTGCGTCAATTACAGAGCTAGCTCAACGCGCACTAATTGCAAAAGATGCGCTAGGCGTCACCAATGACCAGATCATTGAAATGGTCAACAATGTTCAGAAATTAGGTGTAATTGGTGGCGGATCTCAAGAAAGTTTAACGAGAGCAACTGTGCAATTAGGTCAGGCACTGAGCACTCCAAGAGTTCAAGCGGAAGAACTTAATAGTATTTTAGAGCAAATGCCGCTGCTAGCCAAAGAGATTGAAAATAACTTAGGATTACTCCCCGGCACACTAAAACAAGCTGTTGTTGCGGGAGAGGTTCTTAATACCGACATATTCCAGGCGATCATTAAATCAACGGATGGTATAAACAGAAGATTTAAAGAGCTACCCCTCACTATCGATCGCGCAGGAGGCATGATTGAGAATGCTTTTGCGGTAGCTGTCCAAGAAATAGACAACGGTTTAGGTATTACTACTGCCATTGCTGATATGATGAAAGATTTGAGTGAAGTTATCGAATCTGATTTAGTCCCTGGTATTGATGCAATGGTTGACAATTTCGCTGATTTCTTATTTATGTTAGATCAGGTATCTGGATCAACCCAACAAGCAGCCAATGACACCTTTGATTTAGGCCAATCTTGGGAGATAGTCAAAAACGCACTTTCATTTATTACTCAGTCAATTATTAATCTCCCCGCAAACCTTCGCGCTATAACCACCATTGTTGTGGGTGAAGTTAGTCAAGCGTTTATTAATTTAGGTGCAACGGCCAATAAGGTTTGGTTGTTTATATCGAATGGTTTTAGTGACGCCATGTTTAGCGCGTTAAACAAAGTTAGATCAGCATTTGGCGAGTTTGTTAGTAGTGCGCAAAGTATTTTCGGAACGTTTTTTTTGCAACTCGGAGCCGAAGATGTGGCGTTATCGCTTTTTGGTGCGGCAGAATCAGCAAAACAGGCAGCATCAGATTTAACGGTTTTCAATGAAGAACAATTAATTATTAGGCAAGAACAGCTTCAAGCGGAAATCGATGCTATAAACGCCAACACAGAAGTTAAAATAAACTCATCTATCATGGCAATACAGGCCGGACTAGACGAAACAGAAAGCCTTAAAGATCAATCTGCGGAGCGTCGAAAAATAAGGCAGACCGAAAGGAAGGATGCAAGGAATAGAGCGGCAGGCATCGAAAAGTCTGGAAAAAAAGTAGTCACTGATGATAAAAAGAACAAGGACGGTCTAAACTTCAATCTAGATGACGCTCAAAAAACAGCATCAGCGCTTGAGTCAGCGGGAATAGCAGATAGCAAAACAGCTGCGGCGGCTCAGATCGGAATTTCAGCAGCCAAAGCAATATCAAAAACAAGTGAGCTGGGTTTTCCTCAAGCGATACCATTTATCGCGCAGGCATTGGCTACTATTGCAACTGCAAGAAGTGCACTGAAAGGCGCAGGTAGACAAACAGGCGGCGGCGTTTCTCAGGGTGTATTGCATCCGGTAAATGAGAATGGTCAACCTGAATTGTTAGTCCAAGGGTCTAAACAGTTTTTATTATCCGGTCAATCTGGCGGTCAAATCATCCCTGCAACATCGATGAGGGCTGGCGGAAGTGGTGGCGGAATGAATGTCACTGTTAATAATAATGCACCTGATTTAGTCGAAGTGAGCGAGCCGTTTGTGACTCAGGGCGAGTTAATGGTTTCAATTAATCGCGCTGTAGGTGATGCGGTTGATCAAGTTAACACCAGCCTTGCTAGTGGTCGCGGTGAGTCTTCTGACTCATTACGTCAAGGCTTTAATTTAACGAGGAATATTTAAGTGCCATTAGCTTACCCTGAAAACTTACCTATCCCGCTAGTAACTAGTTATAATCATTCGGATTCGCAGAAGGTTAGGCGAAATGATGTCGAAACAGGGGTGCCAAGATTTGAGTTATTATCAGAGGATGGCCCATCGATGCCTTCTGTCGCTTGGTTATTTAAGCCTTTAGAGTTTCAAGTGTTTGAAGGGTTTTATCGGCATACGTTAAAGTTAGGCTCTATATCCTTTGATATGAAATTAAAAGTAGGTTTTGGTGTTGAGGTCCATGAATGTTCTTTTATTAAAACTTATAATCCAAGCCTCCAGGGTAAATTATGGAAAGTAACCGCAAATCTAGTGACAGTAGAGAAGAAATATGGCTAGTTTAGATGAATATAAAAAATTTACTGCTAGTGCGCCTGAAGCTCAAAGAGAATTTAGGACCATAGAGCTATTTCATCCGGATTTCAATATTTTGAGGTTTGTTCAAGATTTTAAAGATGTTAATTTAACACTTGAATCGACAGCCCCAAGAAACCCATCAACTAGCGTTACATTTAAAGCTATTAGTATGAGCCTTAATGAGCCTGGTGAAAATGGCCAAATAGAGCAGGTTTTATCTGTTAGCCTCGGCGCTGTAGGTAATGAAGTGAATGATAAGTTGCAACAAATCACGGAAAACGGATCACTGACGCCAATCGAATTAATTTATAGAAAATATTATAGTGGCGATTTATCTGAGCCTGTTTTAGTTTTAAATATGTCGGTTGCAGACGTTTCATTTAAAAGTTATGAGGCGGTCACTCTAACGGGTGAAGACTCAAATTTCGCGATAAAAAGGGCGGGGGAGCTTTACTTAACGGAGCGTTTCCCGAGTCTGAGGTTGATATGATTGATTACAATAATTACATTGGTATTCCTTGGGTTTGCGGCCAATCAACATTTGAAGGTGCCGATTGTTGGGGTTTGGTTTCAATGGTTTATATGGATATGTTTAATATTAGGCTAGGTCATTTTAAGGTCGATGAAATTAATGACCCAGAAAAGACGATGCATAAAATTGAAGCTGTTCGTGATGGCTCTGGAGAATGGGAGGAAACCAGCACGCCAAATGATGGTGATGTCGTAATGATGATTAGCAGGAAGACATTTAGACCTGAGCATGTTGGCATTTACATCGGTAAGGGCCAGATCTTACACTCAATGACTAGGGAGACAGGGCAATCAGAGATACATCCTGTTAAACTAATGAACAAATTATTTAAACGCTTAGAATATTATCATTATGTCGGCTAGTATTATAATCCATCATGATCCAGAAGGGATTAATAAAAGAGTTATTCATCCTATAGATGATGGCGAAAATCTATTATCTTGGATAATTTCAGAATATGGCGAAAATGGTTTCGACGTACCAACTAAATTATTTTTAGGTGGTATTAAGGAAGAGAATGAGATCGATCAAGATAGCTTTCTAGCAATCAATCGAACATTAAAGAAAGATGAAATAATCAATATTGTACATAGGCCACAAGGCACAGAAGTATTCGTTGCCATTATCGTGGCAATTATTGCATCTGTTATCCTGGCACCAGACATATCACCACCGCCGCAAGTCGAAAATCCTAATTTTCCAAAAACTAATGAATCAGCTAATAATCGCCTGACAGGTCAAACCAATTTAGCTAGGCCGTTAGGTAGAATTCCTGATGTCTATGGAAGAATGCGCGTTTATCCCGACTTGGGCGCAAAAACAGCGTCAGAATTTATCAGCCATGTGAAATTTATTACAGAATATTTGATTATTGGACGAGGCTTTTATGATTTAGAGGATATTAAAAGTGGCGAAACATTGCTTAGTGAAATATCAGGATCATCATTTACCGCGTTTAATCCAGGTGATTTAATCCCAGAATTATTAGATTTAACAGACTCTAATGAGATTAACGGGCAAGAAGTTAAAGGGCCAAACGATGACAGTCTATTCAGCACAAGCGCTGATAATATAACATTTAAAGCAGCCGGAGCGACTTTTGAAGCTACAGCAATACTAGGTAATTCAGGTTTAGCAGCATTTGAAGGGTTAACAATTGGCTCAGATTTTGAAATATCTGGAACAGTAAGTAATGGTGGATTGTTTAAATTAAAGTCATTCACCAAAACTTTTCTAGCTGCAGAACCTCCTGATTTTGAAGGGTTTCCAATATATACAATAGGTGTCGAAGAGTCGATTACAGATGAGGTAATTGTATCAACTGTGCTGTTTGAGGCTCCAGCAGGAACGACCTCTGATATTGTTGGTCCATTTGTTGTGCCAGGTGATACTGAAGAAGTTTGGTTTGATATTGTTGCGAATCGAGGGCTTGCTGATCGTCGCTCCGGAGAAAGTTTAAATGTTACTATTAATTTTGATTTGATTTTAGATTTAATCGACAGTGTTGGAAATATTATTAATACTGAAACAACCCGTATTTCTATTGTTGATAATACATTAGACCAGCGATTTTATACTTTCAAAATCATCCCAGCAAGTCCAGGATCGCGCTATCAAGCTACTGTGCAAAGACTTAGCGATACGATTAATGATTCATCTTATTATGATACGACCAAATGGACAAGACTGGCAGGCGTTAAGAGATTAGTTAATTTCGATCAAGGCAATGTTACAAGTATAGTTTTGACGACTCAAGCAACAGAGCAAGCTACACAAGCGCAAGAGCGCAAGTTTAATACTATAGCAACTAGGAAGTTAAGAACCTACACAACGGCAGGAGGGGTAATTATTCCCGCCTTAACAGCAACCACAAGATTCGCTGACGCATTGCTTGAACATATGACAAATAGCTTTATTGGTAACAAATCAACAAATGATATTGACTTAGATGAACTTTATACTATCCAAGAGGCTTTAGACATCGATCCAACTTACGGCTCTGTTTTAGGTCGATTTAGTTATTCTTTTAGTAGTGAAAAATCAAGCGTAAAAGATGAGTTATTGTTGATCGCCAATGCTTGTAGGGTGTTTATTAAAAAGAATGGGAATCGACTGGAGTTTAGCCGTGATGAAATTCAATTGGTTAGAACAACGCTTTTTAATACGCGAAATAAAAAACCCAGATCAGAGCAAAAATCAATTAGATTGCAAAAACCAAACGATCATGATGGGGTCGAAATACAGTGGACATTTGAAGATACTGGAGAGGCATTTACAGAAGAGTTTAATAATGGAGCAGCAATTAACCCTAAAAAGATAGAAGCGGCTGGAATAAGAAATTTTAAGCAAGCTTGGAATCGTGGATTTATAGAATTTTTAAAACTTAAATTGCAAAGAGAATCGGTTAAATTCCAATCAACCAAAGAAGGATTGTTTTCTCAGGTGGGTGATAGAGTCGCAAATGCAGACGGAACCGACATAAAAGCCCAAAGCGGTGAAGTGAAGTCAATTGTTAGCTTAACTATTGAGACACACACGCCAATTGATTTTAATGGTAACGCAACCGGAACAGTTATCTTAAGAGATGAGGCGGGCGCAGTAAGCACTGAAATCACCGTAACTCCAAGGTTAGATGGCATTAGCGGATTTATATTGGCAGGACTTCCCGCTTTCACTATTAGAATTAGAGGCGACTTAGATTATCAGGTCGGAACACTTTATACTTTTGCGTTAACTGGAGAGCAGAAAATAAGAGATTATATTTTGCAAAAACGAACACCCAAAAAAGATGGGTACGTAACGCTGGAGCTATTAAATTATGATCCGGCAGTTTATGCGCCAGATACGCAGGCTCCACCATCCCATGAAACAACATTAACTCGCGTTATTCTTGACCCAGTTGCCAGTGGGAATATTGTTGAAGATCTAGTTGTCAGGCTTTCAAATGCCGCGACTGAAACTCTTGCGTGGAACCTTGCGGCTACAGGTACTTATGAGGCAGAAAGTAGCTTTGATTTTGCTAAAGAAAAATATAGTGTCGATACATTAGGTAACTGGACTGTTATAGGCATCGGAGATATTAAGTCAGATAGTGATTCAGGAGATTACCGGCCAAAAGTTGTCGGCGATGATCCGGATAATTATGAAATAAAAATAACCAGGGTTATAAATTCTGGTACTGGTGCCGTTGTCGCTGATGGAGGCGTTATATTTGGTTCGTTTGTTCCTTTAAATGGTGGTGAAGGAATAACTGTTCAGCAAACTTCGGCAGGCACAACAAATGTATCTGTGACGGTAGAGATTAGAGAGATAGCAACACCAGCAAACACAACAGGTTTAGCTTCGTTTATATTTGACGTTAAAGCGGCTAATCCAATTTAGAGGAAATTATGGCTAATCAATGGTATGACAAAACAAAAACAACAATTGGTAAGGCTGGATTAGATCTTAACACTTTATCTGATCCAAAAATGATTGCTATCGAAACAGGTCTTTACACCTTTAGCCAGGCTCATGATTTTTTAAATGATGTTCCAGTAGGTGCCAGGTTAGCCACAGTCGACCTAGCTAACGTTACGTTTGGCGTATCGTTGGAATCTTATTTAGATGCAGATGATCCGACTTATTTAACTCCCGCAGTCGGAACTGTAGTTGCTTTTGTGATTTACAACGATTCAGGCGTAGAAACAACCAGCCCGTTAATCGTATTTATTGATTCTGGTATTACTTTACCAATCACTACGGAATCAGGTCGAGATTTGGAAATTATTTTTAATGCGAACGGAATAGCTAAATTATGAGTGTTACTTATCCTGCCATCCCAATACCATTAGTGACTGGATATAGCCACCCGGATTCGGTAAAGGTCAGAGGTGATGATTTTAACACTGGACCGATTAATTTTGAATTATTATCTGAACACGGCCCATCATTTCCAAAGGTTAATTGGTTATTCAAAGATGCGGATTTTAAGATATTTGAAGCGTTTTATAAAAATTCGTTAAAATTTGGCGCAATTTCGTTTGATATGAATTTAAGTGTTGGGGCAGGGTTAAAGCTTCATGAATGCTATTTTAATAAACCATACAAGCCAAGTCTTCAGGGTAAGCTATGGAAAGTAACCGCCAGCTTGGTAACAGTAGAAAAGCAGTATGATACAAGCGATGATTTTATAACCGCCGCTGAAACTCTAGCCCAACAAAAAAGCATGGTAGAATGTGGAGAAGTAATAGCCGAATGCGGCGAAGCGTTTGCTGAAGCTGGAAACTTTACGGAGTAAATAATGGCAATTAAACCAGAAACAGAATTTGTTGGCAAAATTAATGCATCAGACGCTGACTATCCGCAAGGATCAGCAAGAGATATTACAGCACCAAGTGATGGGCTTGGCACACCTTGGAAAGCAAGATTAATTAACGATATCTGGGGTTTTGTCCAAAAACTATTAGCTGTTGCCGGAATTACGCCAAGCGGAAGCCCTGACACAGTATTATTATCTGATTATTTTGATGGACTGATGACCGTCGTTACGAGGCCGACTTTAACAGTTTCGACCATGACTGCAACAGCAGGCGTCAGGGCTGGCAATGTCTTTAATGCCGCTGAACGCTCGACAGGAAATGCGGGCGGAGGGTTTTGGACAGCAATTGCAACTGGTACCACTCCGGGCGTCGATTTGCCTAATACATTTAATATTGTTATCGGTGTAGCAGATCCTTTGATTAGCTTTGTATTAAAAATTGAAGGTGTAATAAAACTTAAACAACTAGGTTTAGGTAATGGCGGCGATGATACTGCAGGATTCTTGGTGGCTATTGCTACAGGCAAGAAAATATGGGGTTTCAACGAAGATACTTATCGAATTAACTCAAGACTTACTTTTGATCAAGATGACCAGCAGTTAATTGGCGGGTTCAAGCTGCTCTATATTGGCCCCAATACAGATAGATTATTTGATTTAGCAGCCAAAAGATTTACAGCTAAAAACATCCGTTTTGATGGGAATGTTGGTCAAGTTAGATTTGCTCTAGGGTATATAGCCAAAGACAGTGAAGACGCGTCTTTCATAGGGTGTCACTTTCAAAATATGCGCGGTACCGCAAAAGGTGCAACCGTATTAAATCAACAGTACGGCTTATGTATAGACTACGACACTGTAGAAAATCTAAACATTCATCGCTGCACATTTAGAAACCTTGTGAGTGTTAACTCAACAGCAGGCGGTGGAGCTGTTGAAGGCCTAGGGTTTAT